CTTTTGCAATGTAGTCAAGAGCAAGGTCATGCTTCTCTTCGTCCTTGATGTTGGACTCAAGAAGTTCTTTGGCTTCGATAGGGAAGTCTTTCTTCAGTGCACCTTGGATGAAGTCACCAACAGGGATCTCCAGGTTGCGGAGGGACAGAGCCCGAAGCATAGCTTCTTCGGACCCTTCTTTGAATTTGCCTGCCTCCACTTGCACGGGAGTCCAGGTACGTTTACGAGCGAGAAGTTTCTGATAAGGATTCATTCGGCACAATCACATTGAGGTTCTTTCTTGTCATCATAGAAAAGAGATGCAAGATAGTCATCAACTTCACTCTCATCCAAAGCCGCCAGGGCATCACTCTTGTCTTGAGTATCCGGCATTACTTGAAGTGAATAGTAGAGAGAAGTTTGTGGACTATCAAGCCACTCTTCGATGAAGGATTGGTTGTAGGTCACAACGTCGCTCCAGCTATTCATGGAATATCCATGCATCAGTCCTGTGTTTTGCAACAGGATCATAAGGTTATCGGCAACCTTGCGGTATGCCTCCCAGCCCACGTCAGAAGCAATCTGCACGGGACCGTAATCAAAGTGTTCTACATCAAGGTCCTGATAACGATAGCTACACGAAGCAGTAGGGGCAATGGCGAAGGCACGCACCATGTTATGGGAGCGAGCCACAGTAGCTGCTGCCTTGATACCACGGTCGAAAGCGAGCGCGAGATCGTAGGCAGGGCAGGGGTCAAAGTCATAGTCTCCGTTGGCTACAGCTTCGAGAGCTTGACCAAACTCTCCGTAGCTTATTCCGTACCTCCGTAAGAGGTTAGCCAATCCAAGGAGTCCGAGTCCAACTTGTCTGTCGACCTTGGGTGACAGGTACTCACCAGACTGTCCAACGCCCGTCTGGCTATGGAGTGAGCACAGCTGGGACATACCTGTAGCGAAAGCGTCTGGTAAGTTTGCGAGAGTACAGGCACCGAGATTAAGGTGCTGCAACAAGCAAGTTCCACGTGAGGGCAAGTAAACCTCAAGGCAGACGTTTCCGTAGATTCTGTTTCCATTGTCATCGTACCTTACTTTGTTTAACCAGATGTCACCTTTCTTGATACCTGTAAGGAGCGCCTCGATGACCTCATCACTCGTTGCTTCCCACCAATCTGGTGTGATATTGACGCAACGCTTGACCCAAGGTAGATCACTGCGACTAGCAGTAATAAACTCAAGGACATCGTCATGATTAAGATCCAGGTGACAGACAATAGCTCCATTTTTATAATGCCCACCCCGTCGAATGATCTCGTTGAGGGTGGAGTAAATTTTTGCAAAGGATACAGGACCAGATGCGGTCAGTCCTTTGCCGTTCTCTGCACCCTTGGGACGCAGCTTGGATAAGTGAATAGCGCAGCCTGCGCCAAAACGGAGAGCGTGAGAGGCGAAGCGCCACGACGCCTCAATGCCTTCAGGCCCTTCCATGCTGTCCTCAACAACGAAGACAGTACACGAGACAGGCAG